CTGCCGCTCTACCATGTGTAAAAAATACTTTTTCTTTATTGGATAAAGTAAGTGTTAAGTCATCTACCCATTGCCATTTTTTTGTATCTAAGAAGTCTGCATATGATTTCATAAACTCTCTACTCATACCAAATTTAATACCTCTTCTATATATTAAACTTGAATGATTTGAGTCTACTTCAACAACTTCTGGGTATATTGATTCTAATTCTTTTACATATTTACGAGCAATTTTAAGTTCATGTCCTGCTGAGTACAAATCTGGATCATGGCTGTGAAATGATATAGCATGAAAGTCTAGCATATCACCAATGTTTACAATAAAGTCTGGTTTGTATTCTTTTTTAATTTCTTTTAAAAATTCAAAAGCATCTGTATGATGATAGGGTATATGTAAATCAGATATTACTAAAACTTTTTTGTACATTTTATTTACCTAAGTTATCCACAGGTATAAAAGTAGCACATTTTAAGGATTATGCAAGACCCCTCATGATTTCAGCTAAATCTTGTGCACGATTTGGTGTTTGTTTTGCCCATTTTGAATCAAGCATTTGGTTTGCAGCTTCTGTATAATTTTGATCTTTTAACGCTGCCCACATTTTTTTAAATTTACTAACACCGCTCATACCTAATTGAAAAACCATTTCTATAATAATTTCATTTGCTTCTTTATGTAATACTAAGTTACCTATTAATTGTTCTGTTTGTCTTACAGCTTCATTAAAATCACCTTCAAAAATATCATTAAGATATTCTATTGTATATGTTTTGCCATCTTCCCATTCTTCATTATCTGTACATAAATGTCCATATCCTATAGTTCGTTTACCTAATGTATCTTTATACACAGTATCACAAAAACCTTCATGAATTTTAATTCTTTCTTTGAGTTGTTCTAAATTATGAAACATTATTTTTTTATTTTAGCTATGCTTTTAAGACCAAACGACCCTGCAATACTCGCTAAAATTCCGTATGATATCCAATCTGGACAATCGTTTTTAAGAAACAAAAATCCTTGTTGCATATAAGGTTGAAGTGCAGGTACAAAGCTAGCAAATATTATAAAAATAAATGTTAGTGTCCATGCTTCGTCTTTCCATGAATTGTCTGCGGCTGACATGGCTTTATCTTCCCAAGATCCGTCAGTTTCTATTTGTTTTTTAGTTGCTTGTAATTTAGTAAGTTCTACTTGTGTTTTAAGTTTAGCTTTTTCTTGCTTTCCTTTTATCCAAGTAGATGCTAAATCTGCAACAGGTCCTAGAAGTGCTTGAAACATAAAAAACCTTCGTTTCTTGGGTTACTTACCAAACATTCCACAATATAAGAAGCAATAAAGTAATTTCTACCCAATTATAAATAGTCCAATTACTTACAACTTCTTGAATTTTATCTTTAATGTTATCCCACATAATTCATATGTTAGACTAGATCGTGGGTTAATCAAGTGTATTTTAGTTAAGTATCTACACCCATATAATGACTACAAAAGTGATTAACTTTGCAGTAATTTTTACATCTAACATCTTCTCCTGCCCTATACACAATGGCACAACCTTTATTTTCTATCATATTTTTATCTTTTAAATATTGTAGTGCATCTTCTCTGGTAGGCAATAATCGTAATGCAGTTTTTCTACCATCTTTAATAACTGCATATTGATCCTCTTTTCTCCAACGCTCCTCTGCGGTGCATAATGGAAGTTTATCTGTAGTTTCAGAGTCTTGATGTAATTTAATACGTTCTCTAATAAAATCTTCTTGCTCTTGATTTGTCCATTTTCTAATAGGAATAGTCATAGCTTGTTTTTTAGGGTATCTATCATCTTTTTCTACTCTATTAATAGACCAATCTCTTAAAACCGCAACAATAGATAAATCTTTTACTTGTATGTTTTTACTACCAACTGTTAATTCATTTTGGTTTTTTCTACATAAAAAATCTAATATATTTAATTGTTGCTCCCATTCTGGTTTACCACTTTCTGAAGAACTAATAGCGGAATAAGCGGAGGTAGTTTTAAAATCTATAAGATTGCCCTCGCCTGTTAATAAATCAAATGTACCAGAAATTTTCCAACCATTAGTTATATCATCATCTTGATAAAACAAAGTTTTTTCTGCTATATCTGTTTTCCTTGCGGATCTTTCTATTATATGGTGTACAGATTGACCAAGTAATGACCATATTCTATCTGATACATCTTCTTCCAATAAATCCCAATTACGTTTTTCCAAGATTCTTATTCGTGGTGGTGCAATTATGCGTGTTGCAGATATATCTGACTTTGACGCATCATAAGGATCGTTTTCTACTGCTCTTACTAAACAGGCAGGTAAGTTTGAATGATTAGTTATTTTCACGATAATACTCCATAAGTGGTTTATTTATTTCAAAAGTTTTATATCCATTACATTTTATTGCAACAATTTTTGCTTGTTTATTTTTATAATCTTCATACACTTTATTAACTGCAGTTTCACATGGTGCAGGTGCTAGTTTATAGCGTTCATGTATTTTATTATTATATTCAATCCATATTGTCAGCACTATATATTCAACCATTATTTACCCCACAATTTATAATATTTTCTATAATCCTCTGGCACAAAAATATCTCTATTTTTATGGTCTTTTACTATTTTGCCAAAGTGATCTACAATATATCCGTCCTTATTTATGTATTCAATCATGCCGTCTTTAAAATGGTACGTTGCCACTAGTATCTGCTTCTTCAGTAGTTAACTCTTTAGATCGTAATATAATATTTCTAATACCCTCTCTAATCTGATTAAATACTTCTTTTCTATCGTTTTGATAATCTTCTATACTAAACAATTTTGACTTGTGATATTGTTCTGTCATTGGTTCTTTTAGTGGCATAATACTTACAATGTGTTGTTTACCATTATCTTTTTCCATTATCTGTATTTGACAAGTTTGACCCAACATATCGCCCATATTAAATTGTTTCTTTTCCTGCGGACTAAATGGCTTGCCCTTCCATGAAGTTAAATCTTTTGATAAATTTGATTTCTCAAAAAAAGATACGTTGTAAAATTTACTTATAGTTAATGGCTCGCCATTATTGTTAGTATGCTCTGGAACTTCCCATTCAAACAACACTTGCCTTTTCCAAGATATTTCTCCTTGCCAATTATTTTCTTGTGTACCTAAATCTATCACACTAACGCATCTAGCTTTACTAACTCCTAAAGGTATTGTTGGGTACTTAGATTCACTTTGTTCTTCTGATATTACTAAACTCATATTTTTCTCCTTTTAAAGTTTAAAGTGGTAGTTAATGTTTTTAGAGGAAACTACCAACCCTCTTGCAGTTTTGTTTTTTCTTTTTAAAGTGAATAAAAACTTGAGAACAACCCCAAAACAAATCACTTATGTTAATATAAGTTAACTCTAATAATATGTCAACTAAATATTGACATATGTTAATTTTTTTTATAGATTTACATTATGAGTAATAAATACGATTTAGCAATACAAAGAAAAAAAGAAATTGTAGCTAAGTATGGTGGCAAAAATTTATCTGAAAAATTAAATATATCTCACCCTGCAGTTTCTAAATGGGAAGTCATACCACAATTAAGAGCATATCAAATTGCAAGTTTTGGTGATTATAAATTAGAATACATTAGACCAGATTTAAGTTTTTAAAATGAAAACATTATTTGTTGTTGTTGCTTTACTTACTTTTCCAAAAGAACAAGCGGTAGTTTTTCATCAATTATATGATGATTGTAAAGTCGCAATACACGAATTAAAACAAAAATATGAATTTGAATGGTATGTATGTATAACTGAACAACATTGGGGAAAATGGCATCAAAATAAGACCGCTGGAGAGTGGTTAAAGTGGTTTAAGGACTGATATTACCCAAAAGATTTAAAACCTCTTCTAGGAGCTTTATTTGGCTACCAAAACGATTTTCAAATTTCTTAGGAGAATAATGATAACTTTCGTTAGAATTTCTATGATGATTAGGACATAAAGGTAAAACTAACATATGACTAGACCTTTTTCCCATACCTGTTTTATTTCTTATGTGATGAATTTCCGCAGGAGAATCATAAATTCCTAATTTACGACAAGCGATACAACCTAGACTAACAACTTTATCCATATGTCGTTGTTCTTTTAGTGTTGGTTTTTTACGCCCCATACTTTTTTCGTTCACTCATTACTGCAAATTGATTTACTTTCCAATAATCAAATTTCATCTCAATAATTTTTCGCTCCCACCAAAGTCTAGATTCTTCTTCTACTGCTTGAGATAATTCTTTACATAATTTTTGATATTCTTCTGTTGCTCGTGATTCAAGATCCGCTTTTGCAACACTCATTTTTTCATTGCCAGACATTTTTATTTTCATCATTTTGGCTAATTCTATTTTTCTATTATTTTCGTGAAAATTTAAAGTCGCTTTAGCTTTTGCATAAGATTCTCCAATTTTTCTTATTTCTTCCATTCGTCTTTCTAATTCTTGTTCACTCATTTTTATCTCCCATATATTTTCTAACACTCCATGCCAAATCAGTAATATGTTCCCATATTTCTATAGGATCAGCACATTCAAAAGGTTGCCACGCATTATCTTCAATAAATTTATAAAATTTTTCTTCTTCCCATTTATCGTAACCTGATGGTAATTGTTCAGTTAAAAAATGGCTACTTGCCCATATATAATCTTCTTTAATTGGATTAATCATAATCTAACTCCTTTTGATTTAGCTTTTTTAATTTGTAAATGCTTAATGAAATTATGCACTTCGTTAGTAGGTGGTATGGGCAAGACCATTTTAGAATGAGGGAAGTGATGAAATTTTTCTCTAAAAGTATGACTCGCCCAACCCTCTTTATACCCTTTTTGTTTTGCAATAAACAATAGTTGGGCATAAAACCTTTTCTTATCCTCTGCTTTTGTTTCTTTCATTTTTGGTAACTCAATCAATCTACCTTGTTTGATCAGCATAATCTCTTCTTTTTTTGTAGGAACATGAGAACAATTAGGGCATTCTGGGTTGTCCTTAGTCATCTTATAAACAAAATCACATTTAACACAAGTGTAGGGTTGTTTGTCTATGGGTTTAGGATCTCTTTTTTTCTTTTCTTTTTCCTTATTTGTTTTTAATTCCCATTTTGGTACATCTTCTGGAAAACCATGTTCATATATACAACCGCTATGATCTATTATCAAAGTATCATTCTTATCTGGGTGCGGTCTTAACGATCTGCCAACCATTTGCAAATACATACCATAAGATTTAGTAGGACGGCAAATTACAACGCAGGAAACTTTCGGACAATCCCAACCCTCTGTTAGTATCATACAGTTTGATAATACTTTTATTCTATTTTCTTGAAGATCTTTTAACACTTGCTCTCTATCTTCATCATTCATCTCACTATCAATATGTCCTGCAGGCACTCCGTTTTGATTGAATATATTAGCTATGTATTTACTATGAGCAATACTACTAGCAAAAACAACTGTTGGTCTATTCTCTGCAAATTTAATCCAATGACTTACAGTATCACCAACTAACTTTGTTTTGTTCATTCTTTTATCTAATTGTCTTTTATCATAATCGCCCATAGAAATTTTTAATCCTTGCAAATCTGGAATACTAGGTGCAAAAACTCTATTTTTAACAAGATAACCTTGTGCGGTTAAATCTCTTATATTGCTACTTTCTACTAATTCATCATAAATATTGCCCAATGCTTTTCCGTCATTTCTAATTGGTGTAGCAGTTAATCCCACGACATAAGCATCTGGATATTCTTTTAATAATTTCTTAAATGTATCACTTGTTGATCTATGTGCTTCATCTAAAATAATTAGATCCGCATCTGGTTTGTGAAAATCATCACGATCTTTTCTAGCATTGTAAGTTTGTATGCTTGCTATCTGCGTGTTATGAATCCAACTTCCTGTAATACCTGCCATTATTACTCCTGCATCAATTCCAAACTCATGCAATTTGTTTGAACATTGTGTAACTAATTCTCTTCTATGTGCAACAAACAAGCATCTTTTATTTTTTTGTGTTGCTTTTTCTATCATACGACTTGCGATAACAGTTTTACCGCTTCCTGTTGGAGCAACTAATAAAACTTTTTTATTACCTTGTTTGAATTTTTGTTTTATTTGTTCTATTGCAAAATCTTGATATTCACGCAGTTGCATATCTACTCCACATATCATCTAAGTGCCATAAAACCTCTTGTTGAGAATTTGGCGGATTACACATACTGTTAAATTTTAAAACTTCTCCTCTTGCGTATTGATAATCTTCACCACGTTTAATAATTGATATAACCATTCTAACTAAATGTGCGTGTCTATCGCCTTGAGTTGCACCTCTAACTCCACCATTGTAATTATGTTTATAGTTTGGATCAAATTTAAATACTCTTTTTTTTGGTCTAACTAAATTAAATCCATCTCTTATTTCGTCTTTTGTGTATGCACCCATAATGCGTTCTTCTACTATTTTAACAGGGTATGGTTGTTTCTTATTATGATAAAATCCTGCAACTCTCATAATTCTAGGTAAATCTTTAACCGCAGGATCACTTCCAAACTTACTAGCTAATGCTTGTTGGTACAGTGTAAAACTTTCTAATGGTAAATCTTTAACTAACCAATACACATGATATTTATCTGGAGAGGTATTAACAATCAAATGCGGTAATACATCAAAATTTTCTGGAAGTGGTGTTCCGTCAAAATCACAAAATACCGCTCTTACCTGCTCTATGTTTTTTGTTGTTCTACCCTGCAAATCTGTTTTGTTTACAGTAAAATATACCCCTGCACCTTTTTGGTTTAACATAGCTAATTGATCAATATGCTCGTCTATATGACCATGTAATTGTTTTATAAGTGTTTTATTCTTACCTTTATCGTCAAAAGTTTGGAAACTATGTTGATCTCCAAACGCAGTTAAAAAATCTCTATACATCATTTTAAATTATCCCAATAATACCAAGATATTCCTATAATCATGTACACTATAATTATCTCCATTATTTATTCCACCTAATTTTAGCACCAAGTTTCCCTGCTTTTTGTTTTTTAATTCTGTTTATGGCTTGCTCTTTTCTTTCTTCTTCCGCTTGAATGCATACAAGATAAGTTTTGTTATTACGTTCTATTTTGCTAAATAAATGCTCTATTCGTGGAAATATCTTTTCAATCTTTTCTGTTCTACAATTACACATACGACTTAAAACTTCAAAATCTAACTCAATTTCAAAACCTCTCCAACAAAAACAATACAACAAGATATATGCACCTTGCTCTTCTAAAGATAACCTAAGTCTATCTGGACTACTTATCCAATCTTTTGCATAAAATCTAAATATTGGTGATTGTTCTTCTCTAGTGGTTTTTCGCATTTGGTTTACTCTGTTGTTACTATCTTGTATGTATTGGTATAGGTATTGGTATAGGTATATGTATATGTATAGCTATTTTTTGCCATTAGCAAAACGATAGCACGATTGTAGCATAGCCATAGCACTGCCATAAGTTTATTCGTCATCTTTTCTCTCAGTATCACAAGGTAAAGCGTCTATGTGTTCGTCTGCTTTTTGTTTATCAAGCCAAATAGAACGATCATAACCGCCATAGTTAAAAGGATATTTAAATTTTATAACTTTAGATTTTTTTTTGTTCATTAATCATCTCTTCCATTGTTATGTCATGACAACGACCGCACACTTGACCAAATTTATGTCCAATAGCGTACATTTCCGTATATTTGAAATAATAGTGGCATCTATGACATTTTAAACTAGCTTTTTTATTTGATATCTTCATCTTCCTCTATACTATCTATATCTTCTTCTATCACTCTATATGGTTGTCCATCATTATACTCGTCAAACCAACCTTCGTTAAACTGCTCCTCTGCTTGCCTTCTGGTATTAGCGTCAACGTAATACTTATATACGACAGTAGCAATTGTTGTTACAACAAATTTTTTCATTACATATTCTCACAAATAGTTTTTTGCATTTCGTATTCTTTTTCAAAATAATCTTTAGCGTTGCATAAATCTTGATGAATTAACGCCAATCCATGCAAACCATCTTTATTCTCTTCTAAATCTAAATCTTCTAAATTATTAATTTGCGTTTTTAAATAATCAATTAAGGTGCAATATCCATTTAAAACTTTATTCATTTTTACTAATCTCATGTGAGCCATATGAATTTGCACATCTTCCTTAGTCATCATAGATCAACCTCCGCATCTAATCTTCTATCTAACTGCTCTTTCAAATCATCATCTAAATAATCAAAATAATCCATTAAAATATGATATGCTTTTTTGTAACGTGCATTTTCATTTTCTAATTGTTTAATTCTTATTTTATCATCTATTACCATATTTACCTATGTTAAGTATTTAAAAATGTATTGTCAAACTTTTTTTTATTTTGTTAAAAAAAATCCCCTAAACTCGTTAAAATCTAGGGGATCACTAGGAAGAAATATAATTAATTTTAACCTATTCTGTTAATTTTTCAAGATTAATTTTAGATTTCGTTTCATTCGTTTCATTCTTTTCTTTTTTATCAATAGTTGTCCAATTATAGTCTGGTTGAACGTCATAAATAAATCGTTCTTCATTTCTATATATTTCAATAGGTTGTACTAATTCTATTTCTATCTCTTGAATTAGATCGTATACATACTGGTCAATATTTTCGTGAGTGTTTAACTCGTCTATTAATTTTTCTATAATGTTTTGTATTTGTTTCATCACTTCTCCTTATCTTGTTGAAATTCAAATTTATGATATAACTGCCAAAAAATTTCATTTAATTTGTGCATATCAGACAATTTTAAATCCTGCGCTTCTACTATTTCGCAATTTATGTCATTTATAACATTAACCGCCTTTTCAATCGTTTCAATTTGTTCTGGCGTTAATTCTTTTGACAATTTTTTTTTATTTATTTTATGTATTCTATAAAACATTTCGTACATTATTTCTCCTGTTTTGGTTAGAGTTATTATTCATTAAACTATTTAAATCGCTCTATATGGCTCTTAAAATCGCTTAATTATCACTAGACAAGGCGAAAAATCCGCCTTGTTTCTGCTTTAAGCGTCATCAGTAGTAATTTATAGCCATTCATGGTTTAAATAATATCCATCACCAAAAACCGCATATGATAAGTTATAAATGGTATTGAATCCCATATCCATATTACCAAAAGGTTGTTTTAAACAATGCCAATTATTATCCCATTTTACGCCTAGAATATCGTTAACTTTTCCATTTAATTGATATGGTTTATTGTCTTTTATATATCTTACAGAAAAATAGATTGCACCGCTTGGCGTTCTTCTATGTAATTGGGTATAAAGCGTATCGCCTTTTTTGAACATACTTTTTACCTCCTCAATAGATTTAATCCGTTTCCATTTTTTATTTTCTTTATTTTTCATATTATCTCCTAGTTAAAAATTAATTGTTATAATTTGTTCTGTTAATATTTCTTCTTTAATTACTTTTAAAAACTCTTTATCATCTTTAAAAGAAAATCTAAATTCAGAATCATATCGAAAAGTTTTTTTGCTTACTGAATCATAAACTACAGTATCAAGAGTGCCGTCATCTATAATTTGTAAATCAATTATATATTTTTTAGTTAGTTTACTCAATTTTTTCTCCTAGTTAAAATTATTATTGCAAATGACCGCCCAAACAAATAGGCGGTTTCTGTATTAAACTTCTTCAGATTTGCTTTTGAGATTTAATAACAGTGTCAATTTTACCTTTAAATTGCACACTAGCTTTATAATGATCATACATAGAGTTAATAACTTGATGTACTGATTCTAAAACCTGTTGTTTACCTTTAGCGTCAACATGAGGATATAATTTAATCATCTGAATGACATTTCCTACAGGATTTTTTATAAGTTCTTTTTGCATATTTTCTCCTAGTGTTAAATTAATATTGCAAATGACAGGGAAAAATTAATTCCCTGTTTCGCTTAATCAAAGCTCGTCAGATTTGCTTTTCTGCCACTTTAAAGCGCCATTTTCTTTTTTAATTTCGTATTCTAAATCCATTTCATATTTTTGTTTAATTCTATCACCTTCAAAAAGATCATAATCACTATTCAAGTGAACTATTTCTTTACCATTGATTTCAATAGTAAAAGTTCTATCTGCTAAATAAAGCATTTGCTTATTAAACAAATCGTGAAGTAATTGTGCATCCATATCTTCTCCTAGTAATTAATATTACCTACAATTCTATAATTTACTTTAGTTAAGTCAATATCTTTTTTATTATTAAGGTGTTAATATAAAGAATGTCTAATAAAACTCAAGAAAAGCAACAACCTTGTAAAGATGCGTTTATTAAGTATTTTGCGGAATCTGGGAACGCAAAACAATCTGCAATACGTTCTGGATATTCAGAAAAGACTGCAGAACAGCAAGGCGCATATTTAAAGAAAAGATATGCTAACGAAATATTTGAGAAACAACAAAGTATGTTAAACAGTTTAACGCCTTTAGCTATTAAAACTCTTAATGACATTCTTACGGATCCTAAATGCAATGCGTCAACAAAAATGAATGCGGTGAATAGTCTTCTTGATAGAACAGGACACCAGACAGTTCAACTACATAAAGATGTAACTAATGAGAAGAGTACAGAAGAGCTTCAGAAAGAACTACAATACTTATTAGGAACAATATCAGAACCAGAGAAGCTAAACTAATATGATTACATATATAATAGTATCAATAGCACTACATATTATCTTCTAGCTAATCGGATCCTTTTCGACACACACACACACGCATAATATAAAAATAATGAGAGCGATTAACCTGCAAAACTGCCAAAAGGTTAGCAAAACCGCCGATTTTAACGAGCCGACCCCCAAAAACGCTTTCGTGTCATTATATATATGGATTCCAATCCACAGCGGTGGGTATTTTTAGGTATTAACCTAAGTTAATGGGTTGAACGTAAGTTAATTGTGTGCTATATACAAGATATGGCTGATAAAGCATGGAAACAAAGAGAACGACAAGTAGCTGCTTATTTTGGTGGTCAGAGGACTCCATTAAGTGGTGGTAATGGTAAGATTACAAGAGCAGATGTAATTCACGACAAATTATTTATAGAATGTAAGTTACGCAAGAAGCACACAGCTATTACCCTTTGGGATGACACAAATGAAATGGCAAAGAAAGAGGGTAAGACCCCAGTCATTGCATTGTGTGAAAAGGGCAGGGCAGGGTTTTGGGTAATGGTGCATAGTGATGATCTTGATAAAATAAGAGATAAGGATGCCTAGACCAAATAAATTAAATGTTCCATATACTACTTATAATTTAGTTATACCTATAAAAATGAAAGAGCAGTTATCTAAAATTGCTCATGATAGAAGTGTTATAGAAAATCAACAAATATCTATAGCCGATATAATTAGGGAAAGTGTTAATGAACGATTTAGCTAGAGCAGTAGAAATTGCGAAAGAATTGCAATATCGTCAAGAAACAAATCAAATGGAATTGTATAAACCATATGACTATCAGATAAAGTTTCATAACAGTAATGCAACGCAACGATTGTTAATGGCAGGTAATAGGGTAGGTAAATCGTTTTGTGGTGCTATGGAAATGGCATATCATTGTACAGGGTTATATCCAGAGTGGTGGAAAGGTCGTAGGTTTGATAGACCTGTAAGATGTTGGGCAGGTGGGGTATCTAATGAAACAACACGAGATGTATGTCAAAAAGAATTAGTAGGGCAACCAGATGATCCTAGTGCTAGAGGTAAGGGAAGTATTCCGTTAAAACTTATTGGAGATACTGTACGAAAAGCAGGTGTACCTAATGCAATGAATAGTTTAGTTATAAAACATAAAAACGGAGGGTACAGTAGAATAGGTTTTAAAGCGTATGAGATGGGTAAAGAAAAATGGATGGGTGAGTCATTAGATGTTATCTGGTTAGATGAAGAACCGCCACAAGCTATATACTCACAAGCATTAACTCGTACTGCTGATAAAGGTGGTATTGTATATATGACATTTACTCCAGAGCAAGGTATGACAGAAACAGTTGCACAGTTTGTAAATAATTTAAAAGATAGCCAAGACCTTATACAGGCAACGTGGGATGATGCTCCACATATGACTAAAGAAGTACGAGATCAAATTTTACAGGCATTACCACCGCATGAAAGAAAAATGCGTGAAAAAGGAATACCACAATTAGGATCTGGTCTAGTATTTCCTGTAGCTGAAGAAGATATTGTATGTGATCCATTTGATATACCAGACTATTATCCACGAATATGCGGAATAGATTTTGGTTGGGATCACCCAACAGCGTGTGCATGGTTAGCATGGGATAGAGATAGTGATATAGTATATGTGTATGATAGTTATAGTATGCGACAAGAAACTGTACCTGTTCATGCATCTGCAATAAAATCAAGAAACAGATGGATTCCTGTTATATACCCTATGGATGGTAGGCAAGCAGATAAAGGTAGTGGTAAAAGTTTAGCTATGCAATATAGAGAAGAAGGTGTTAATTTATTAAAAGAACATTTTACAAATCCACCGCAACAAGGAATGAAAGAAGGTAGTGGTGGGATTAGTGTTGAAGCAGGAGTAATGGAAATGTTAACAAGATTTCAAACAAAAAGGTTGAAAATTTTTGCAAATCAGAATAAACTTATGGAAGAAATTAGAATGTATCATAGAAAGGAAGGTAAAATTATTCCTATGAATGATGATGTTATTTCTGCAATGCGATATGCAGTAATGTCATTACGAAAAGCTAGGGTTAAAAATACCGAACCAATCCAGATAGAATCTGATTCTGAATTTAATCTTTTTTAAGGAGATACTATGTATAAAACTAAATCTAAAATGATGAAAAAAATGAAAAAAAAAGGAAAGGGTAAAAAATAATGCCACAAGGAAAAGGAACATATGGAAAAAAAATTGGTAGACCACCAATGAAAAAGAAAAAAGGGAAAAAATAATGGCAAAAGGACTTTATGCTAATATTAATCGTAGAAAAAAATTAGGTATATCACGACCTAAATCTAAATCTACAATAACAAAGAAAGCATATGCTAATATGAAAGCAGGTTTTCCTAAAAAAAAGAAAGGGTAAGTTATGGGATTTTTTTCTGCACCTAAGAGGCGTGCACCAGCCCCACCACCACCACCACCTCCTCCAAAGCAAGAAGATCCTAAAAAATCTGCTGCTAAAGAGAGAAGAAAAGCAGGTAAAGTGAGAGGTATGGGATATGGTCAAGGTAGTACACTTGGTGGCACTGACGAAAGTGCAAGTATAGCAAGAACTATTCTTGGGCAATGATTATTGCTAAGACTAATAAAGAATTGGCAAAAGAGGTTTTAAGTTTTGTTAGTCCGAGAGCAATGATACAAGGTGTTCAAGATCAATATTCACATATTGGATATTATAAAAATAATAAAATTGTAGGCGGTGTAATATTTTCACATTATGACGGACACAATATTTGGATGCATCTTGCATTAGATAATCCTAGAGCAATGAGAAGAAGTTATGCTAAACAAGTATTTGAGTATTGCTTTTATACTTGTAAGTGTGTTAGAATAACCGCAATGACAAAACCAACCAATGTTAGATGCATAAAATTAATTGAATCGGCAGGGTTTAAAAAAGAAGGTAGGATAAGAAAAGTGATAAAAGAAAACTTACAATATTCAGATGGTTTGATATACGGATTGTTAAGAAAAGAATGCAGGTATTTGTAATGGGAGGTAATGCAAATGCCAGACAAAAAGGTATGGAATCATTAGCAAGTGGTGGTAAATTTGGCAAAACTAAAACACCACCTACTGTACAAGAAAAAAAACCAGAACCAGATAGAGAGCAAGTTGGTATGACAGCGCAACGAAAAAAAACAGAACAAACTAAAAAACAACAAAAAGCATCATTAACAGGCACTTCACTTGAAGATGGTGGTAAAACAGTATTAGGAGGATAATATGGGCGGAGGAATGGGAAAATCAGCACCACAAATGCCACCACCAATGACAGATGTAACAGATAAAACTGCAGAAGAAGAAGCAAAATTAGCTGCGGAAAAACAAAGAATGTTAGATACTAAGAAAAAAGGTCAATATGCAACAATATTAACATCTGGTGAAGGTTTAGATGAACCTGTAGAAACACAAAAAACTACATTGGGTGGTCAAACTACAATAACATAACATGGAAGTTTTTGATTATATAAAGAAAAGACAATCACGAATGGAAGGTGATCGTCAAACATGGGAAGAACATTGGCAACAAATATTAGATTATGTTATGCCAAGAAAAGCCGATATAACTTTTACACGATCACAAGGTGAAGCACGCACAGATATTTTATTTGATTCAACTGCAATTACAGCAAATAATCTTTTAGCCGCAAGTTTACAAGGTACATTAACATCACCATCACTAGCATGGTTTCATTTAAAACTTAGAGATGACGATTTAAATAATCAAAGGGAAGTACAACTTTGGTTAGAAGATACTGCAAGACGTATGTATGATATGTTTAATGAATCTAATTTTAATACAGAGGTACATGAGATGTATCTTGATTTAACTTCTATTGGTACAGGTGCAATGTTAGTAGAAGATGGGGAGGTAGGATTACCAGATGAAGGTGTGCATTTTAGAACATTACATATTGCAGAATACTATATACAAGAAAACATAAATGGACAGGTAGATACATTATATAGAAAATATGCAATGACAGCACGACAAGCGGTACAAGAATTTGGAGAAGAAAATCTAGGGGAAAAAGTATTAAAAGCCGCAAAAGAAAAACCAGACAAAAGTTTTACATTTATACACGCAGTAGAACCTACTGCAGATTATGAAAGAGCATTAGGAAAATCAAAAACTAAATTACCATTTCATTCTTGTCATGTATGTGAAGAAGATCAAATGGTTGTTAGAACAAGTGGTTATCAAGAATTTCCATATTTAGTGCCTAGATGGTCTAAAGCAACAGGTGAAATATTTGGTAGATCACCTAGTTATAATGCATTACCAGATATTAAAACATTAAATAAAGCGGTAGAAATAGGATTAAAAGCATGGGCAAAAGCTATTGATCCGCCATTACTTGTAACAGATGATGGTGTTATTGGTAGAGTTAGAATGACACCTGCAGGAATTACAGTAGTTAGAAGTGATGGTGCGGTAAAACCATTACAAGTTGCTAGTAATTGGCAAGTTACAGATATGAAAGAAAATCAACTTAGAACTGCAATACGACAAGCGTATTATTCTGACCAATTACAACTACAAGATGGTCCTCAAATGACTGCTACAGAAGTACAAGTTAGATACGAATTAATGCAAAGATTATTAGGTCCTACTTTAGGTAGATTCCAAACTGAATTTTTAAATCCATTAATTGAAAGAGTATTTGGATTAATGTTTAGAAAAGGTCAGTTTATGACACCGCCAGAAGGGATAAGTGAAGCTAATATGGATATTGAGTATGTAGGTCCATTAGCAAGATCGCAACGTATGGAAGAAGCTGTTGCGGTAGAAAGATTATATCAATTAGCAATGACAATAGGTCAAGCAGATCCTACTATTATGGATTTAATTGATCATGATAGAGCAGTAAGATTAAGAGCAAAATTATTAGGCGTTCCTAAAAATATTTTAAGAGGAGAAGCGGAAGTTAACAATATAAGGCAACAAAGAGCAGAGCAACAACAAATGGCTATGCAACAACAACAAGCATTAGATCAAGCTAAAGCAATGAATGAAACTTCAAAAGCCGCAGAAACTGCATCTAAACCGCAAGTTCAAGAATTAATGGATCAAGTTGCAGGTCTTGAATAGTGGAATTAAAAGAATTACAAAAAATGTATAGAATTACTTTTGACTCCAATGAGGGTCAACAAGTATTAGCAGATTTAACATCTGCTTATTATCATAGGAGTTCGTTTACCAAAGATCCTTACGACACAGCTTTTAAGGAAGGTCAACGATCTGTTATTATACGAATAATCAATCTACTAAAGGAGCAAAAAAATGATTGAAGAAACGACCACAACAGAAGATAATCCTGTTGCAGAAACTCCTGCAGAAACAACTGCAGAAACTACTGTATTAGGATCTACTGAAAGTGATAATCAAGATTGGAAATCAACATTATCTGATGATTTAAAAAATGATCCTACATTATCTAATTTTAAAGATGTAGAGTCATTAGCTAAAACAGTAGTACATCAACAAAAAGTATTAGGAAGCAGAATGCCTATACCTAAAACTGATGAAGAAAAATTAGAAGTATATAATAAATTAGGTAGACCAGAAACAGCAGATAAATATGAGGTATCTATACCTAATGATTATCAATCATATATACCAGAACAAAATTTAAATGAATTTAAAAATGTAGCACATAAAATTGGTTTAAATAATGAGCAAGTAAAAGCATTAGTAGATTACCAAATTAATACTATTAATTATGAAATGGAAAATCAACCTGCACAAATTGAAGCAAGTCGTGTAGAATCTGAAAAAACATTAAAAGAAGAATGGGGATATAATTACGATAAAAATGTAGCTAAAGCAAAAAGAGCGTTGCAAGTTTATGGTGATCCAGAAATTATGGAACTTATGAACACAGAAGCAGGCAATCATCCTGCAGTAATTAAAATGTTTGCAAGACTTGGTGAAGATGTAACAGAAGATATGGCTAGAAATACTCAAAATAATAGTTTAGCAGTATCTCCACTAGACGCTCAAGATGAAATTACAAGTATTTATGATGACCCAGAACACGCATATCATGATCCAAAACATAGAGATCATGCCGCTGCGGTAGAAAGAGTAAGACAATTACACGAAAAGGTATTCCCAAGTTAAATTTTTTGTGTTATTATATTTTGCAATAAGGTTGCCCTAACGGATAACAACTAAATTAGTCTAACGACTTTAAATAGGTTTCCCTTTTATAAGGACAAAAACTGCAAAAAAAATAATAATATTAATTTTTAAATAAGGAGAACTCTATGAGTGTTCAAATTACTACAGCTTTTGTAGAACAGTATAAAAGCAACGTATTCCATTTGGCACAACAAAAAGGTTCAAGACTTAGAGATGCAGTAAGAAGTGAAACTGTTACAGGTAAATCACATTTCTTTGAAAGAATCGGAGATACTGCGGCTCTAAAGAGAACGTCAAGACATAGTGATACCCCTCGTGTTGATACTCCACATTCAAGACGTAAGGTTACTATGGATGACTATGATTGGGCTGATTTAGTTGACCAAGAGGATAAAGTGAGAATGTTAATTTCTCCACAATCTGAATATGCACAAGCAGGTGCATGGGCAATGGGAAGAGCAATGGATGATGCAATTATTTCTGCAGCTACAGGCAACGCATTTGGCGGTGTTAGTGGTGGCACAACAGTAGCATTACCATCTGCACAAAAAGTTGTACATGGATCAGCTAATTTAACAATTGCAAAATTGTTAGATGCAAAAAAGATTTTGGATGAAGCTGAAACAGATCCAGAAGAACCAAGATATTTGATTTGTAGTGCAAACCAACTATCTGATTTCTTAAATATTAATGAAGTAAAATCTTCAGATTTTAATACAATCAAAGCGTTAGTACAAGGTGAGATTGATACATATCTGGGATTTAAATTCATTAGAAGTGAGCGTCTAGGACTTGATGGTGATTCAAACCGACAAGTTTTAGCTTTTTGTCAATCAGCATTAGGTCTTGCTGTTGGTTCAGATATTTCTACAAAAATTTCTGAAAGAGCAGATAAGAACTATGCAACACAAGTATTTCTATCTATGACTATCGGTGCTACTCGTATCGAAGATGAAAAGATGGTAGAAATTGCTTGTACAGAATCGTAGGGGGTAATTATGGCTACAGCAAAATCAGTAGAAATTACTAATATGGATTCTACACCTAGAACACTTTCTGAGGTTGGAAATGTTCATGGAAAAATGCGTGTATGGGCAGATACTATTGCTGCAGGTACAGGCGATATTGATAATGATGATGTTATTATGATGGCAGAAGTACCATCTAATGCAAAAATTATGTCAATTAAACTTTATAATGATGACCTTGATTCAAATGGTTCACCATCATTAGCAACTAATGTAGGTCTATACAATGGAACTACTAAGTTTACTATTGATGGAACAGCTACAGAAGCAAATGCTGTTGTTGATGAAGATTGTTATGCAACTGCAATAACAACTTTACAAGCAGCAAATACTGCAGGTGTAGAAGTTGCATTTGAAGCAAGAAATGTAAATGCCATTGCAAATCACGTTTGGGAAGATGGTGGTCTTTCAGAAGATCCTAAAGTTCCATTAAGAATTGCATTAACAATGTCTAATGTTGCAGCAACTGCAGCGGCAGGAGATATTACTATGGTAGTTACTTACGTTACTGACTAACAATAGATAAATAGAAGGGGTTTTTTATTGCAGAGAACCCCTTTTATTGTTATATTAAGGGTGTTATGGCTACAGAAGTTTCAATTTGTTCAAATGCATTAAGAAAATTAGGTGATAGTCCAATAGCATCACTTACCGAAGATACTGAAAGAGCAAGGTTGTGTAATGCTTTGTACGAACCTGCAAGGGATTCTTTATTAAGATCTCATGCATGGAATTTTGCAATTACAAGAGCAAGTTTAGCACAAATTTCATCAACTCCTGCATTTGAATATTCATATCAATATGCATTACCAACAGATCCATTTTGTTTGCGAGTTTTAAAAATGGAGTTTGATGATTATGAATTTAAAATAGAAAATTTAGCAGGACAAGGAAGAGTATTATTAACAAATGAAGGTACAGCTAATATAATATATATTGCAAGAATTACTGACCCAAAATTATTTGATTCTATATTTGTAAGTACATTAACTGCAAAATTAGCATCTGAAATGGCATATCCTGTTACAAATAGTGCTGCATTGCAAAAAGAAATGGAAAGAATTTATAAATTAAAACTTACAGAAGCAAGAAGTATAGATTCAACAGAAGGGTTTACGGATGATATTGTATCAGATACTTTTACAGACTTCCGTAAATTTCAATAATGGCTAGAGTACATCCTTTTCAAACTAATTTTACAGCAGGAGAGTTATCACCTAAATTACATGGTCAAGTTGATTTTAAAAAATATAATAATGGTGTAGAAACATTAAAAAATATGATTGTGTTTCCGCAAGGCGGAGCAACAAGACGATATGGATCAAGATTTGTATGTGAGGTAAAAAATTCTGCAAATGCGACACGATTAATACCTTTTGAATTTAATATTGAACAAACATATATATTAGAGTTTGGTAATCAATATATAAGATTTTATAAAGATAGTGGGCAAATAACAGAAGCTACAAAAAGTATATCGGCTATTACAAAAGCAAATCCTGCAGTAGTTACAGCAGCATCTCATGGTTACTCTAATGGAGATCATGTATGGATTAATGATGTTGGGGGTATGACAGAACTAAATGGTAGACGATTTACAGTTGCAAATAAAACTACAAATACATTTGAATTATCTGGAGTAAATTCAAGTAGTTACACAACTTATACTTCTGGTGGTACAGCAGCTAAAGTATATGAAATAGCAACAGAATATACATCAGCACAATTATCAGAATTACAATTTGCACAATCTGCAGATGTTATGTATATAGTTCACGAATTACACGAACCAACCAAATTAACAAGAACAGGACATACATCTTGGAGTATTGCAGATGTAGATTTTGAAAAAGGACCATATCTAGATAAAAATACAACTACTACAACATTAAATCCTTCAGCACATACAGTAGGAACAGGAAGAACAGTTGTGGCTAGTTCAACTACAGGTGTAAATGGAGGAGATGGTTTTCAATCTACAGATGTAGGTAGATTGGTAAGATTTAGAAGTGGACACGCAAAAATTACAGCCGTAGCAGATACATTAAATTTTACAATAGAAATATTAGTAGATTTAGGATCAGCTACTGCATCAGATGATTGGCAGTTAGGTGCATATTCTAATACAACAGGATTTCCAAGAGCAGTTAGTTTTTTTGAACAACGATTAATATTTGCAGGATCAACAAGTTATCCGCAAACAATATGGGGATCACAATCTGGAATATATGAAAATTTTGATGAAGGTAGTGCAGAAGCGGCAGATGCATTTATATATACTATTGCAGCTAACAAAGTAAATGCTATAAGATGGTTAGCACCTTCTAAAGATTTAATTGTAGGAACAGCAGGATCTGAATTTAAAGTAAGCCGACCTACAGGTGAACCATTACAACCAGATAATATTAATATACAACAACAAACAACGTATGGTGTATATCCGTTAAGACCAATACAAATTGGTAATTTAATTTTATTTGTACAAAGACAACAACGCAAAGTAAGACAATTTTATTATAGATTCGAAGATGACGCTTATACTGCACCAGATATGACAATATTAGCAGAACATATTACAGATACAGGTATAAAAGAAGTTGATTATGCACAAGAACCAGATGCTATTTATTGGGCAGTTAGAAATGATGGTGTGTTATTAGGAATGACATTTAACAGAGAAGAAGATGTTGTAGCATGGCATAGACATGAATTTGGTGGTGAAATAAAATATACTTTTAACGGAGCAAGTGCGGTTACAACAAATACAGATGATGCAAATAATAATGGATATATAACAATAAGTTCACATGGATTTAGTACAGGAGATAAGGTTACTTATAAAACAGGAGGGGGGACTGCAATAGATGGTCTTGAAGATAGTAAAGAATATTATGTATATGCACGAGATGCAAATACTATAGAGTTAGCATTAACTTATAAACAAGCTATAGATAGAACAGTTATACAATTAGCTGATGGTAGTGGAGCAAGTCATAGTATTGCAAGTATTGCTAAAACAATGAGTGTAGCAAGTATTCCAGAAGGTGGTGAGGATCAAGTATGGTGTATTGTTAAAAGAAGAATAAATGGAAATATAGTTCAATATGTAGAATATTTGGATAAAACTATTAATACTGACTCAACATTAGTTGGTGTTGTAAATGGAGATTCTAGTAATTTAACATCATTAGATCATTTAGAAGGTCAAAGTTCTACTATTTTAATAGGAGATGCAATATATCCAAAACAAACAGTTACTAGCGGTGCAATTACAATTAGTTTACCATCAACTACTTCGACAAAAACTGTTGAAGTAGGATTA